CTCTCCCTCGCCCTCTTCTGGGCCAGGTTCTTCCTCTGACGGGGCTTCTTCTGGCGGGGCTTCTTCTGGCGCCAGTCCGCCTGGTGATTCCGGCATGTCACCAGGCATGCCACCGGGCATGCCACCTCCGCCGGGGCCGGCAGCCATTTCGCCAGCGGCCTCAGCCGTGGCCATGAGCGTAGCATCGAACTTGCGGTCGTAGAATAACTCTCTTTGATTTCTCAAGAAATCATCCTCTGACATTGCAAATACATGCTCCGCAATCCACCTGCGTGAAAAGAAGCCCTCAGTTGCATTTGCAGCAACATCAAATTTAGTAGACCAGTGCTCAAGCTCTTGTAACTCAGCGATCTTCGAAGGGTTAGTTAATGATAATTCAAAAGAAAGAAGATCGTCCCCCTTGAAGCCCATGGTATGTAAATGAATGATTCCGATCTTCTCAAGCTCTGAAACGACTGCTCGTTGCAGCCTCTGGATGGTGCGAGCAAACCGAACATCTTTTTGAGCAAGAGTTGTCTTGTCTTCCTCTGCCCCTTCTGAGTTTGTAAGGTAGGATGCGGGGACTTTTAATGCGGAGAATAATTTATCTCTCAAATATTTAACATCTTCAATGTCGCCAGTATAAGAGCCGCCGGGAAGAGCAGTCACATCAGATGCCGTGGTACCCCTAACAGGAATAAAATAATCTTCTTCAATGGAAAGAGGGTTATATCGGAGGTCAACTCTGCCAGTATTTTCGTCAACAACTTGATTTCGCTTCATTTGCGACATAACTTTTTGCATATATTGTTCAACTTCATCGGCTGGAATGCTGCCAACATCAATCTTGAAAACGCGGCGATCAGGGGCTCGAACAATACGGTATGCCATCATGGCATCCTCAAGAAGAGTAAGTTGGCGCCAAATGCGTCGGGCCGGCTCCAAACAAGAGGTTCCATATGGAACATACTTATCATTACCCAACACCCTGAAGTGTGCCATTTGCCAGTTTTCTAGTGTCAGGCCGGCCGAGTTCCACTGGAACTGGACATAATCTGGGTTCGATTTGTCCTCTCCCTCTAGCCGCTCAACCTCTTGAATGGGCAAGCCTATGACGGTACGAATTCCATGTTTTTCATCGACATCCAAATATAAGAAAAAATCTCCATATTTGCACATAGAGCGACACCAGCCAAAGAGGTTGTGTTGTATGTTCATGATATTATGATAAAGAGAATGCAGTACGGCTTTAATTTCTTCGTTTGAGCACTTAATGGTCAACATTGGCTGGATCTTTGAATGTGTTGTCATCTCATCGGCATATATATCGAGCGCAGAAGCTATTTCTGGCGTATACTCCATCTGATCAAAGTCAACATACCGTTCAGCGCGGTTGTGGTTGTTCATTATCTGCGGCTGCAAATTCCCAAAAGGCAGATAATTACTTCTCTTAAACTGTTGTCCGCTAGCGGATCTGAATTTGCTACCAAACTTGTCTAGCTGATGCCTTCTCAGGCGACGGCCCGTTTGGGTTCTATAATTTACAATCGGACCGGAGAAAAGTTTAGTTAAGTTTTTAAACAATTCCGATCTTGGATTTCTTGGATTTCTTCTATTACTCGCCATTTATTAGCCCTTCAATAACCATAAAAATTCTTTCTGTTGTTCTCTTGCCTCAAGCGCCTCTTGGCTTATCGGACTTATTCTGTGTCCCTCCATGCCGGAAATTGTTGTTGTCATTATCGATTTTGAGGTTTTCATTGCGTCTATCATAACTTTACTATATTCTAAATCTTTTTTATTAACTTCCAATGCCGTATCTCTAACCCAGCACCCTATTGCCAGTGCCATAACCAGGTCATCATGATATGACCTCATTGCTTCCGCTTTGTTGTTGTTCCAAATAAAAGTTTTAAACTCCTCAATAGTACGAGAGGAATATATTGTAATTAGTTTATTGCGTATGAACTCCTCCATTTTCGCAATAATCAGTGGTTTTGTCTTTGAAGATGTTGTGAATCCAGGAATAGAGTTGCTAACATTTTCCGCCAACAACGGCTCGATATATTCATGCGAGCCTTTGATGGAATAATAAAGATTGGGATATTCTCTGTCTTGCAGCTTTTCTAAAATAGATATTCCAAGACTATTATTTTCCACAACCGCCATGCAATTTCCATATTCTCTCCCAGTGTTATCAACAATGTGTGCAAATTGCTCCAAGTTGGGCTTACCTCTATATTCAGCCACAATCTCCATTGTATCAATTTTTACAACATGAAATACAGAAAAGTCTGACGCGTCTCCCCTTGCAACATCGGCAGCTAAAAGATATGAAGAGTCTGGAGAGTGTTTTTCCCAGATCCATAAATTTCTATCAAAGCCAGTTCTATAAGTCGGCTCTTTAACATCGTTAAGCATTCTTTCAAGATCATCTGGGTGGATAACTGTTTCTCCAGATGCGTTAAAGCTACACTCTAGCTCTTGTGCTATTTGTCGACGAGACATATTTCTTGTTTCTTTATCAAACCACTCTTTGTCTCGTTCTGGGTGTACATCCCACGGTAAGCTAATTGAGTGGAAATCATTTACATTTTGTTCTGCCTCAACATAGATTTTGTGAAACCAATTGCCAATGCCATTTGGTGTTGATAGCGCGATACACCTACCACCAGTTGATAGGGTGGGATACAAGCCTGTCCACAGATCTTCTAGCCCCTCAACATGGGCAGCCTCATCAATAACGAGGAGAGACAGGGCTTCGGAACGACCCGCATCGCCCGATGTGGATGATGCCTTGACTTCTGAGCCGTTAGTGAGGACAAAAGATGTCCGATTATCAATCTTAATATCAGCTATTCGTAGCCATGGCGGCAAGCCTAGCATCATACTCTTCACCTTTTTGACTAGGTTTGCTGCTGTCTGGAACTTAGTTGCGATAACGAGAACATTCTTGTCTCGGTAAAACAGAAGCATCCAGCAGATGTAAGCTGCGGTGATGGTTGAGATTCCAAGCTGGCGCGCTTTAAGTATTACATTAAAACGATAATCATTGAACTCAGCAAGAAGATCATCTTGATACGAATATGTCTTGAACGGTATTAGCCCATGCATTGGGTGGGCGATCTTGGCGTAGTTATTTATAAAATACGAAGGATCCTTGCCGCATTTAATGGTTTCCTTGACAATATCTTTCTTGGAAAGACCAAAAGACATTACTCCGCCTTAAGTGGGCTGTGCACATTCTTTCTGGACATGATTTTTCCACCGCCGACATGAATCGGCTGACCTTGTGCTGGCTTTTTCCTTTTGTCATTCTTTGCCTGTTTTCCCCATCCGCCTTGGCCGAGGAATTCTTTAAACTTTGCATCAACGCTATCTTTGCTTTCGTCGTGGATAGGATCAATATTTACGCCACCGATGGTATAATGTTGTTTTGCCTGTACCCATGTTCGAACACGAGATGTGTTCTGGACCAGTGCTTCCATTTCGCCATTTGGCTTAAGAGAAAGAGAATTTCCCGTGATCTTCTTGTATTCCTTCTTGAGGAATTTTGCAATTGTTTTAATCATTTGCTCTGTATCGGACTCAAAGTTTTTGTCATGCACATCTTTAAGCTTGATTTCGGCATGATAATGGATACACAGCATGCCGCCCGGAAAGCTTACTCGAAAACCATCCATGATGCGAGAATCATTTATAGGATTCCCCTCTTCTCTCTTAAGTCCGACCTTAACAGGTTCATCATTGTCATCCAGTGCGCCGTCATGGGTGTTCGCCATAACTTGGGAAATTCCTCTAACGATTTCTAAAGTGGTTGCCATTTAATTGTTCTCCTAAGACATTTCTAATCTCTTGTCTGATTATTGTTTGCAAACTATGTGCCCTTCCTTCATTTGTTGTTGACATGAAAGTCTCTCCAACAGCTTTTTCTAGTGCCGGGGCAAATCCTCCAGTTTGTGGATCTTGATGATAAACCATCGAAGCAAGATGACGATCTATGCTGTGCAAGACTTCCAAGATATCGTGCGCATGGTTGTCCATTTGACTTTTTGTACCGGTATGCTTTTTTGTCTTTGCCATTTATTCTGGTCTCCAGCCTGTTTCCCAGCGATCTTCTCGCCACTTTACCCATTGAATGTAACATTTGTAACAACAATCAAATTTGTTCATGAATACATCGTCGCGTATTTTGAAAGAATAAGCTCCGCAGACAGGACAAGATCTTTTTGTAGTTTCTCTATTAAGTAGTTTTCTAGACATTAAAATACCATCTACTTCTATTTTCTCATCTCGATCTTCTGTATCTCTTTCTTTCTCAGCAAGTTTCTTTAGCTGTTCTTCATATTCTTTCTCTTTTTCTTCGTCCCAGTTGCCTCTTGGGTTCTGGATAGTTTCCTCGCCGTACTTCTTGGCGATGGCCTTTTCTATCTTCACTACATAGTTCGGATCTTTATTCTTCATTTTGCCACATGAACGATAAATGCGGTTGTTGCTACGCCTACGGCGGCTCCTCCTATCGCCCACCAAACATTGTTAGACGGGGAGTGGTCCTTGACAAGATCGTGCAAGGCATCAATCTCTTTATCTTTGGCTTCGACTGTGACCTTAAACTCCTCTTCCAAAGATGAGATGCGAAGGTTGAGTGTGTCGATTTCCAAAGTAAAGCTTAGTTCTTGCTTCTCTAACTCATAGCCAAGCTTAAGCTCGTATTCTTCTTTCACCAATTGGCTCTTCGCCAAAATCTCTGCTGTTGC